TCAGCAGCCTTTATCTCAAGTTCCTTTTGCTTCAGCTTCAATTCAGCTTGTTTCATTTGCTCTTCTGGGCTAGGCTGTTTCTCCTGTTTATTGTCCTCAGGGTTATTAACGAAGTCATCTACATTTTGAAATCCCATATTGCGTATCATTGCTGCAGAGATGTTGTATAGATTCTGTTCGTTAACTATACTCAAGCCGCCAGACATTGCCTGAGAAGCAAACTGCATCATAGTGGACAAGTGCGCTAATTGCTGATCCTTGTTTCCACCACCTAGGGCGACACTAACGGTGCAGTCCATCTTGTCTCTCCACATATCTGGGCGAACAGGAACCCACTTGTTTCGCAGTTGAACTACGCGCTCTTTATCTTGATTCTTTTGCAACAACTCGTATATACAATACATCAATTCTTTTACACCAGTTTCTGCAAAGTTTCGCGCGATTAGTTCTACCCTAGATTGCGCTGCTGTCATAACTGAATTAACAGCCGATGCCGTGGTGTGGGATGTCAGCGCTTTCTCGTTCATACCCTGAGACATTTTAGACACACCAGCGCGAGATTCTCGTATCCCATCTAGATACTCTAACATCTGAAACGAGTAATTTTCTAATGGGGGAGTGGCTAGGGGCATTATAGCATTGTGTGATTTTACCCTAACAACACCACCCGGGCGTTGGGTCAATAAATCATCTAGGTTTGCCTGTCCCTCAAGAACTGCGTATCTACCAAAGTTTTGGTTATACATATTGTCCATGAGATTTCGCATCAATGTACTTTTTATTAATTGCAAATCCATCACCAAGTCTGCAACAGATAAGCCAAAGAACTTATGCGGTATCTTGACCGGGGTAATTGAAACGAAAGGTATCTTATCTATCTGATCGTTGGCTAGGATTTTATCACCAACAGTACAAACCTTTCGCAACTCTGCAATACCGTCCCCATCAAAATCTGTTTTCAAGAAAGATTCATGCAACCAGTATTCTCGTAGCGCTTCCTCATTCTCTGATGCATTACCCCACCCCTCAAAGAATTGTGCTGACTTGTCATACTCGTATCTCGCTAACCTCTCTGCCGAGTACTCACCCATATCTTCGCCGCCGCCGCCCAAATCTTCTACATTAAGATCGTCATCGGGGTACATCTCTCTCAATTCAGACAGCGTTTTCTTTACGCGATGACAGACGAATCTCGCGTCTTGTATGATTTTAGCCTCTCTGGATATTAGGAACTCAGAGGGCGGTACATTTTCTACACGGATCTTTCCTCCGTATGAACCCCTGCTAATCACTACATCGTGCTCTACAGAAGACTGCTGCTGCGGTGGAGGGGTTTGTGGTGGCTGTTGCTGTGGTTGAGGCATGGCGGGTGGAGCCATCTCTTGGGGCATACCTGGCTGACCCATCATAGGAGGCTGACCCGGCGGAACATCTGGCATCATAGGTTCTTGCGGCATCATGCCCTCATCGGCAAGTTGCTCTTCATTAGCGGAGTATCCATTCTCATACTCGCTGTGTTCTAGAACCTCCACATCCTTGTCTGATATAAGAGCCTCTAACTCTATATCATTTAAACCATGATACTCCTCTCTATTCCACTCCTCGTACTCATCCCACCATACTTTTACTATACCGTTCTTGGACAACAACGCATCGGTAAACCACGAGTACAACACCTCCCATCCTGGATTATCCTTTGTAAATACATAGTTTACATAATCCGTTGCTTGGGCAGCAGCCTCAACATCCTCAGGACCGTGCGGGGTGAATTTTACCATTTCGTCACCAGAGGCAAACACTCGCATCAATGATGGCTTAATCCACTCAATAGTATCCGCAACGGTTGAATCTACAAACTGACTTCGCCCATCAACCTCATTACCAAATGGCATCCCATAGTAATACTCCATAGCAGTTTCACGCTGCTTGGAGATAGTGTCGCCATACCCTAGCGAGTCTGTTATTTCACCACGTATACGAGCGAGTAGTTGTTCGTCTGTAAGTCCTTTTGAGGCCATTAAATAATTCCATAGTTTTTGTATTCGAGGTCTTTAGTCCACTGTGGGTCTTTCCCAGATACAGCATACCGTAAAGACATTACAGAATACCGTGTAGCAGACATGAGGTCGTCCCTTATAGGAACAATTTTACCCTCTTTTCTGTGATACATTCTAAATTCTTCCCACCAATCCCCGAGCGTGGCAAATACCTTTAACTTTCCATCATCCATTCTCTGGAGAAGAGCCATAATACCCTCCTCTATGGAGTTTCCTCCCTTTTTCTCGCCAAGTGCTGGGGGGTTGGTGAAGTGTTCCAGCATCATGTTGCAACCTAAATTCCTGTACTGATCAGCCAAGCCAGGATTACCCATAGAGTCTCGTCTATTGCCATCATGGGGATAAGCAATGGGGATAAAATGGGGTCTAGTGCATATAGCTTGAGCATGAACCGACGGTGTTGCTTTCGACATTCTATGACAGTCATAAATATACACCACATCATTATCTCTATCCCAAGCCGACCAAATACAAGCTGTGGGGTGTTCCCACCCAAAATCTATCCCGGCTATTCTTGGCCAATGATCTTCTATATGTATAGGATCAACCATTATCTTTTCTTCCATAATAGGGAACACGAGTCCACTACCAATAGACGGGCGACCGTATCTTCGCATCTCTCTCTCGTGAGGAGAGTAGGAAGATAGTATCTGCTCCATTACGGCTTCGTTAAGATGCCCTCCAGAGCCAGCTTTGCTCATAATCTTTTCTGAGGCGTCATCCCATGTAGCGTTAGTTAGCGACTGTCCTGGTCGCAAAGAGTTTACAAAGGATGCTACAGTTTCTGTCATCCCGCTTTCTGGGGTAAATGTCATATAGACCATTCCTTTACGGTCTAGCGTACGAGTAACCGCCTGAGAGTATAACTCTCTACTGGGTTCCTCATCCAACCATATACAATCTACCGACCTACCCTGCCACTTCTCTACACCCATCTCGTAGGCTTTGAAGAATAAAGAAGAGTTCCCGCCTGACACATGGCGTATAAGCGCAACAGATTTAGCGTTAGGCACGCCTGGTTTTCGCTCGGTCTTTATGATACAACTTTTAGGTATAGCGCCCGAACCAAAAGCCTCAGGGTCATCAGGGGAACCCAATAATTCAAATTGAACAATATCTCTGGTGGTTTCATTTGAAACCCCTCCAGCCCAAGCCACAATAGGTTGGGTATATCTGCGTCCGGCCCACCATGCCGGGTAAAGACCAGTGCAGTGGTAAGCCATCTCAGCACTACCACAATAAGATTTTCCTATGCGGTTGGCCGCCATTAGCAAACGCTGATTAGCGTCTGCGCCCGTTTCATGGAATCTCTCCTGATATGGGTACGGGTCGTAAAAGTCTAGCTTGTTATAGCGTTCTCTCCGTCTTAACTCTCTCGCCAGTTCTACTACTTTTTCTAGTTCACCCCTTGTGGCGGATTGTGTATGAATCTTTGGCTTATCTTTCAGAACCTGTTCTAGTCGCATAACATTAGTTTATAAGTCCGGTAACCTTTGTTATATCAGATGTTCCCATCAGCGCTTCTAGTTCTCTGCGTAATTCGTCTGTGGACGCTTGCTCTATGTGGGAGATCTCTTGCTTTATACGCTCTGCAGGCTTCATACCCGCTCGATCCAATACATCCTTGATAGCACCTAGTTTTACAGATTCAGACTCAGCACTGACAACAAGGGTCTGTAATTGAGAGAGTGCAGCAGGCACGCAATCTTGCAGCATCTTCTTTTGACGTTCTTCTATGTCCGAGGCGAACTTGTTTTTAAGTTCGTAACCTCTCTGCTTGGGAGATGAATACCCAGCTAACTCTGCGGAAGCTGCTGCATTTCCTGTTAAGCAATACTGCTCAATAAATGTTGCCTGCTTTTCAGTTCGCATTTGCTAATTCTTCTAACTTATTATCTATATCTTTTATAGAATGTGATACCGTGTCTGTGAAAATGAATGGTAAAAAAGCGTGGACAAGGCTAATCATGGCGAGAAGCATCATCTGCAACGCAAGTTTCATAGCGAAACTAAAGTGCTCTACATATGATATATTCTGCTGTTTTAAGTGACCCATGGATTAGTTCCTCGCACTTGGGTAGGCTTGTTGTCTTTGTTGGTCATCTCTCTCTTTCTCTGCTTGGACATACCCACTAGCGCCCCTACGTAGGCTTTTGTCTGCTGGCCCTGCGTAATGTCTAGCCTTAGTCGCTGTTTGCTGTAGCGGGAAAAGCAGTGCAAGCATTTGCTTAACGCTCTCTTCCTCTTTAGGGCCGTAGCTTCATTTACCGGGAGCGATCCCCTTCCCTATACTGGCTAGAGATTTATGGTCAAATCCTTTCCCTGTATTTAAATTATGCTTGCTCAGAACATTGTCAGAAAAAGACATATTTGATCCCGTGAGGGAAACAACCCTGCCCCCAGGCATCCTC